ATGAGAATGAGGATTGAGTGGCAAAGACGTTTAGAAGCGGATGCAATGGAAAAACGAGCAAAAGAACGAGCCAAGAGTGCAATCGCATCCATGACTGGCACTCTTCATTTACGAGGTAGGGCATATTCGGACGAGGACATTTTTCATATCCAACGTCTCTTTGGCGCATCCTCGGGCATGTCTCCAGAAGGGGAAGCATTGTGTGCCATTGAAATTGCCCGATGGAAGGCACAGAAGCAACTATTGGAAGATGAATTGGCTTTATTGAACAAAGAATTAAAAACAGGGAATGAAAATGAAGAGAAGGAAAAGGAAGAGAAGGAAAAGGAGAAGGAGAAGGAGGAGGAAAAGGAGAAGGAAAAGGAGAAGGAAAAGGAGAAGGAGAAGGAGGAGGAGGAAGATAAGGACAAAAATGTTCACGTCATGCCAATTTAACACTTCACTTTTAGTTTAACTGGACACGCTCGGCGTCGCGCTTTCTAACAACCGTATTCATTGCACTAGGCTGAAAGTAACTGTAAACAATTTGCTCAACAGCTTCCTTTGCAAAGTATTTGCAGCTAAACAAGTCAAAATACATTGAATTGTTTTCTTCGCAGAAATGAGCACAGATATTCGATGTCTCAATAAGTTGAACTAACGTAAATCCCTTCTTGTTGCCTTCCCCAAACATAACAATCTGAGGCTCACCAAACGCCTTCATATCGATTTTTTGCACAAGTTCCTTTGTAAATTTTTCAATGGTTAAGCGCGATCGAATCGCTTTAGAATTGCAGCTGGATCCATCGATTGTCAAATGCAAACCCCATGGATTAATTGCCTGTTTTTCGTTTGTAGAGGAGGCAACTGCAAGAAGTGGAGGAGGGGATCTGCATAAATTGTGTTGATAATCCTGCTGTTTTAATTGCAACTGCTTAAAAAAAGAGCACTTTGTGGCTTCCTTTGAATGTAAACAAGTTGAAAATGCTCGAGTATTGATTCGTTTAGAAAACATTACCATTGTTTAGCCTTGTAGCCCTTTGGACCGTGTTTTTTTGTTAGACTTTTTTTTTCTTTTTTTTTATTGAGGTAAAGGATAAAAGTATGAGTAGTTAAATTATTGTTTTCAACGAATATTTAAGTTGCCTGTTTTTTAGCGTTAGAGTCAGCAAAAAACTGCTTGTTTTGACTATGAAGGCCAGGAAGACTTGAAAAGCTTATCATTCCTAGAGGTATTTTTTTCAATGCAGATATATTAACAAATGCATTTGTTGAATAATGCACAACTTTATCCATGCTTGAAAAAATGCTTTCAATTGCATTCAAGATCATGTCTGATTTGATAGGGTCATTGGATTGAGACGTAAACCACTTCAAAATCCCGGTTTTCTGATTTTCTGCTGATCTTGAAAAGACAATTGTTTTTACTTGTTCTACGAGATCGCGCGTGTCAGTTACATCCTCTTGCAAATTGCTTGCAACGGCAAAGAGTTTTTGAAGAATTGAAGAAAGGCGTCCGATGGTGCTGTTGAACGTCTGAATAGTCGCGGAGTGATCCATCAGTCTATTCGAAGACGAAGACGAAGACGACGAAAACTGCAATTGATCGATTGTTGCTTCTAACGGTACACCGATGACAAGACTTGTGCCAATGCACAAGAGCGCTTCCCTGGCCTCCAAGAGAGCGGCATTCTCATTGTTGGTAATGTAACCATGTGCCATCGACAACAAGTCCACTGTCTCGATCAACAAGTCTATTGTTTTGAAATCCTTGCCCCTCTTTTTCAGCTTGTCGCTAAATTCATACAGTCCCTCAATTTTACCTCCTTCCAGTCCTGAAGAGACTTGATCTGATGTCAAAACCTCATAATCTGGCGTAGGCACCACCTCATTTGTATTTGTGGGACTTAACTCTGCTCCCATGACTTCGCCGCTAACTACTGCTATAGGAATAGGAATAGGAACACTATCAGAATTTCCTATTTCTCCTCCTCCAAGAAATCGTTTAAAAAAAGATGGATTTTTCGCATCTGCTTGTGCCGCTAAATTTGCTTCTGCCTTTTGCCTCTTATTTTCAGCATTTACAAACTGAGAAAGCTTCTCAAGATTTCTTAACGTGTTTTGAGAACAGTGAATTGTCATTTCCAAATTATGGACTACTGCCAATAAATACGCTTGACAAATTTGGACATTTCCAATAACTGCCTTGGCGGCTTCAAACTCAAAATTGTTTGACGACATTTCTTTCTTTTTTTTTATGAGACTCCGAGATACGAGTTTCGAATAAATTCAGGATTCTTTCTTGATTGAGCGCAGTTTATAAATTCCTTAGCATTTTTTTCGTCAAACGCTTGCACGAGAGACAATACAGGTTCAATTTCGCTTCGTTGATGGTTCTTCTCGGAATTGTGATTCAAGGAGGAAGGAGTCGATAGTTTCCACCTGCCCATAAGTCCATCTCTTTCAAAATTTGCATAATAGTGCTCTATGGTAGAAGACTCTAAAAGTGTCATGTAAAAAACAATGTGTCCCTTTACTGCATTATTTTCCTTCTCATATTCTCCCAAGTGAAGGACTCGGACTCGAGTGCGATAGTTTCCGTTATATTTAAAATGTTCAATTTTATCTCGTTTTAAAACAGCATAGAAAATAACATCATCTTCCGGAATCGTAAATTTACTTAATTGCGATTCCTCGTTGCGTTGTAACTTTAAAGTCCAACTCATTTTTTTATGTGTATATTTTAAAATATTAAAAGGATTTATTGTTATTAATTTGTTTGTTCTTTAAGGGACGTTTGATAAACATATTATGTTTTGATTACGCTGCCAATGGATCACGATGGCCGCGATGTGCAGGACAGCGAGTGTGGGGTCGAAATGGAGGATTTCAAGGCGGATCACAAAGGGTCAATTCCGTTTTTCAGGGACGCGGACGCTGAAGATATTATTAATCTTGGAGATGGAGACAAGTCTCACTTGTCGTCCTTCTTGCAATCCGAAAGCGCGATACCTGGGAAAATTCCGTACATGAAGAAAGTGGAGTGGAGAAAGGGAGAGGAAGCCCTTAAAGCATACAGACCCTTATGGAAAATTTTGAAACAGGGACATGACGTTCCGTTTCAGAAATTAAGCATTTTTTTGAGAGACACTAAATCTGCTATTGATCGCTTTGCAAAAGAAGCGCTTAAAAAAGTTCCGACGCACGTTACAATGTGTGGATCAAATTTTGCAATTGCTGAAAAGGACGAGTCAACATTTCTTGAAATGTATGCTGCCTTAGTGACAAGTGGATGCCGCTGCTATTTTGTGGAACGACCTACGGAAGTCTACAGATACTTTTGCGACTTTGATTTCAAGCAACTCGCAATGATTCCGGACAAGACGATTGAAGCCGCCGCAATGGTTGTCCAATCGGTTGTGCGCCTGTTCTATCCGTCCTTCAAAGACGACGAGCAAGCATTGAAAGCGGTCGTTTGTACTACGGACGCAAAGCGAGTCCCTGCAAGCGGAACAACTCCGGAACTCATTAAAACGGGAATGCACATCTTGTGGCCAGGTTTGTTAGTGTCTGTCGATACTGCATTAAACATTCGAGAATCAATGCTTGTCGAGATGCAAAAGATTTTTGGACTTCGAGTTGAACCAAGCAATTCGTGGGAGGACGTGATTGACGTGTCGGTCTATCCAGATTTAAACAAGAAGGGCAGCGGTCTACGAATGCTGGGTTCTTGCAAGTCGGTTACGTGTTCTGCGTGCAAGGGAACAAGGAAACTTGATCCGAAAGACAGAAATGGTCCGGATTGCGCCAAATGTAAGGGAGTCGGAAAACTTGACGAAGGGAGGCCTTACTTTCCTCTCATGGTCTTGACGACATCGGGAAAACGAGATGTCAAGTCTGAACTTTATTATCTTGAGAATATGCACGCGCTTATTGTCGATACGAAAATCAGAACGTCTGCAGGGACCGAGCCTACTCCAGGGTACGTTTTACCGGAAGGTGCGCCCGTATACTTGGCGTCCGAACCTGGACGTATTCGCAGACCCGGCGGAACGGACGTTGTTGACAGAGGCCAGAAGACGAAATCAAAAACAATGGGAACATTGCCACTGGGCCAAAAGGTCGAAGTCAGTCGGTCCGACCCAGTTTGGCCATGCATTGAGGCAATGATTTCCAAGCATCCTTGTGGAATGTATTCGCAAATTATTGTGAATCAAATTACGACAAATGCCAAGAGGACAAAATATACCGCGCACATTAATGGGCCGTATTCTCATTATTGTCAAAATAAAGGGTCTGTCCACTCTTCGAATCGCGTGTTTTTTGAGTTTGATTCTACCGGATTTGTCCAAAAATGTTTCGGGAATAAACAAGGAATCCATGGTCCATGCGGTCCTTCCTACAGATCGTCAACCGAACCTCTTTCGCCATCCGATCTTGAAATTCTTTTTCCAGATGCGAAACATACGTATTTGAAAGCCCTGTACGCTTGCCGAGATCCAGTTCTAGATGGTCAAAAAGAAAAAGAACGGGAAACAGATGAAGAAGATCAAGAAACTGCATTCTTGGGTCGGAAAATGAGGACACTTCTTCTGGCCGGCGATTACTTGTCTAATTTTCTCTTTGGTTCTAATCCTCTTCAAACATCCAAGGGTAAAAATGATTTAATTGTAAATGAAGGCGAACTTTGTCTTTGGTCTAGAACGCTGCGAAACGAGGGAAGGTATTTTGTCAATGTTGGATCCTTTTCTGCGGACAAGATGGACACATATGTCGAAATTGACTCTGCCGCTCTCGGAACAAGGAAAAACGCTGCACGACTTCTTGGGTTTTTGGATGAAGAAGACGAACTTGAAGATGAAGGTATTGGAGATTTTGATAAGACTAAAATTCGGAATGAATCAAAAAATGAAAATCGTAAGTCTCTTCTATTCCTTCATAAACAAATGTTTGGCGCGCTCGATGACATGATAAATGATTGTGTGGAGCTTGACCAGAGCTCGTTAAAAAAAAATGGGCTACGTTTGGGGTTGAATGGACATGGAAATGGAAACGATTTTGCATTTAATGAAGATGCAGATTTAAAAAAGGGGATACGATTGCGCGAATATGACGCTGACACTTTGTTGCAACTCTAATAAATAAATTAATAAATAAATAAGTTAATCAATTAATTATAAAAAATAAGAAGTAAAAATGTCTTTTACCTATACTCAAACTCAGATAAAGGCGTTGGATGCATTCAAAACAGGCAAAAGCTTTTTGCTGACCGGATCGGCCGGAACCGGAAAATCAAAATTAATTTTAGATTTTAAAATTATTGCGAACGGCGAAGATGAAGTTGTAGACGATTTAGATTCGCAAGATGGATGCAGATTTAAAAAAATTGCCGTTTGCGCAACCACTGGTCTTGCAGCAGTACAAATTGGCGGCAGAACGATCGACTCCTTTATGAGAATTTTTCCTCAGGATGCAAAAACGGACATGGACCTTTTAATTACAACCAAAATGAAAAGCAGGACATGGGTCAAGTCCCTAAAAGATCTTGATTGTCTGTTAATTGACGAGGCTTCCATGTTAACACCTCTTAAGTTTGTTCAATGCGACGCATTACTGAAAGCAGTTCGTGCAAATGAAAAACCGTTTGGAGGTTTACAAGTTGTTTTAATTGGAGATTTTTTTCAATTGCCACCAATATCTTCTTCTTCCTCTTCTTCCTCCTCCTCCTCCTACTCCTCTTCTTCTTCCTCTTCTTCCTCCTCCTCCTCTTCTTCCTCCTCTTCTAAACCAAGTAATATAAATGACGCCACATTTATCTTTGAACTGGATCTTTTTTATGAGCTCATGGACGACATTATTGATCTCGAACAAGTCCACCGCCAAAAGGATTCTGAATTTGTGTCCTTGCTGAGACGAATGCGGATTGGCGAACTAAGCGAAGACGACAAGAAGGTTTTGTTTTCAAGAGTCAATGCAACATTAAAAGACGACGGAATCAAAGCCACTTCGCTGTTTGCACAAAACGTTGATGTCGACAGACTCAATTTTTCAGAGCAAGAAAAGCTTAAGACGAGACGAAATGTTTTTGAGTTGAGAAATGGATGCAAAAAGTCTGGATCACGTCACGGTGGATCGCAAGCTACTGACGTTCAAAATCTGCAAAGATTGCAAGAGACATTAATAAAGGAAGTTGGGCTTCCTTCGTCTCTTGAACTTCGGATTGGAGCGCAAGTCATGCTTGTGCACAATTTGGATGTCCAAGGGGGACTTGTTAACGGATCTCGTGGAGTTGTGATTGGATTTGCCAAAACATCCAAAGATGACCCAGAAAGGGACTTTGATCCAGAGCCCTTGGGTTTTAACAAGAAGGAGGGAAATGATCGCAATTTATATTATCCGGACGATCCTTTACCCATTGTCAAGTTTGCTTCTTTTACACCTGGAGGAAAACAGAGGGCGATTGAGATTCCATTTGTCCGTTGGGAAAAAACGGAAAAAAAGGTTGGAGAGGCGTGGGTTACGGCTCTGCCTTTGAAACTGGCTTGGTCATCAACAATTCACAAATGCCAAGGAAGCTCATTGGATCGCGTCGAGGTGGCGATTGACAAGACTGTATTCGCGTACGGGCAGGCTTACGTTGCCTTATCACGAGTCACTACATTGGAAGGTCTAACTCTAAAATCTTTTGATCCGTCTGTTGTAAGGGCGCATCCTGCAGCCCTCGAATTTTTCAAGTCCAATTTTAACGATTTAAAATCTGCAAGATTTCCGGCAAAGACTGTGAAAGCAGAAAGAGCAGAAAAAGCAGCAAAAGCATTGAAACCTTTGGCGACTACAACGACAAAAAAAAGGACAAGGTCAATCGAAGATTTGACTGCTTTTGCTCCGGTTGTTA